GTCCATTCCGAACTTAGATGGCTGAACGCCAGCCGATCTACACAACCCAACAACTTCAGTAGCTAGTTGGATTTCAAACTCAGCGGCGGCATTAGCGGATAGTTGGATTACCTTTTGACTTTCCAACCACATGACACGATTGCGAGTCCCGCGCACATACCCCAACTTTGCAATAGTAAGAACGCATCGGTCACCACCAATTGTAAATGCGGTGTCAAAGCCAGCCACTTTGGTAAAGCCTTCAGAATCCCATAGTGGTTCTTCGTTGGTATCGGCATTGCGAATAAGATCAGCGGTGAGAATAGTCTGAGCAAATCCAGATTTCGGCCACCAACCAATAGCATTACGAACATAGTCAATCGCATTCTCATCTCCATAACACTGCTTGAGCATGATCTCCTGCTTCTTACGATCCATCAAGAATGGAAATGGAGATGGTTCACTTGCAGGCGCGGCGAAGTTAGGACTACGCATACCATTGTAAAACAAGCAAACTCCAGTCTCAGTTTCCCACTTATCCATGTCTGGACTGACTGTATCGAAGTTAGAAGCACCCTTCGGCATTGCCCAACGAGTGTGAGGATTATCACCACCAGATGGGTTTCCGATACCGATAAAAGTTATATCATTGTTAGCGGATAAGTTTACTTTGGCAGTAATCGCACCAAGTTCCATTTCGGGCAATTCATCAAGGGCTAACCTAATCCGATCATTCTTACGACCACGGGTAGTATCAATAGCCTTCTGACCTTCGTTACCAGATTGAAACGCAAGAGCTTTTATCGCATTACGATAATCTTTATCCTCATCGTTAGACGCGCCACCCCATACAATCATATGGCGATAGTCGATGAGCTTACCGAATTGAACACGGGCGCACTTCCAGAGTTTAGAAATGATACCCCAGATACGATCTTCAGATGCGCCGAGAGTAGTAGTTGCAACCCAAGATGAAGTGCAGTGCGGGGCAGCGCACCAATCAAGATAAACCCAAAGACCAACGGGGAACGACTTACCCATTGAAGCGGCTCCAGCCAAACAAATATCAGTATTGTTACATAGTTCTTCAAGCGTTCTAAGTAGCTGAGTATTGGTATATCCTCTGTTGTAAATAGAAACTTCAGTCGGCCATTGAAGTTTCACGGCATTGATGAAGTGTTCGTGTGGTGAGAGTAACTTAAAATCTGACAGATTTATATTTTGTTTGTTGCAATAGTCTTTTCCATACTCTCCTCGGCTTATGGCGTAGCAGTATAACTCAATACCAAGGTCATCCATGTTTTCTGGGAATTGAATTCCGTAACGACGAATACCTTTGTTTGAAGAAAAAACTCTTGACATATCAATAGGAAAATATATTTTCATTTCAAAAGCAAGATGAAACTAAAAAACAAAAACCTCGCACCAATCGGCGGTTGGTTCTGGAAATACGAAATCAAGCGCGATAAACTCACATTCCCTGCAATTGTTCATGGTAGCACATGGAATTCTTTAATCAAGAATATCGAGAAAGACTATCGCTCAAACAACATCGAGCTTCCTGCTAATATCGAAGCGATGGTTGAAGATCAAATCTGCCAGCGGCAACCAAGTGATCGTTGCTGGTATGTTGATGGTCTTGGCGATAGGATCGCACAGGTTATTCACACAGTAGCCAAAACTACTGACAAAGTTCTTGGAACTAAACTTGAACAGAAAGCTAAAATATGTCCTTCATGCAATAAGCGCAGGACTGTTTTGAATAAATTATCGTAAACGATAAAATATATGCTTTCCGTAGGCAACGACAACTTCTCACTTGCTGTCTTAGATCAAGACGGCAAACCACCCGAAACGCGAATCTCCAACGCCTCACACGCTTGGAACATAGCAAATCATTTGCGACTCGCTAACATCGGGCGCGAAAATAAGCGTATCCGTATCTATAAAGCATATAAATCTTTTCCTCCCACCGGATACAGCAAGCTTGCCGAAAAACGCTTACCTTGGCAATCGGATGTTAACTATGGACAGCTTGCATTCATTGTTGATAACCAGAAGTCCAGTTACTACGATGTAATTACAGAACGGCAGGCTTGCTGCACCATCAAGACCAAGTATGGTAACGAGAAAGAACGTCTCGTAAACACCGAAAACATTACTACGGCATTTGACCAAGCACTCCGCGAATGGCCCGGATACCTTTACAATGCAGAGCAAGACCTTGAGGAAATGCTTCTGTATGGAAAAGGAATTGGAATGTGGGATAGCCCTATGGGATGGATGCCAGAACACGTTTATCTTTCTGATCTTCTTTTTCCAGATGACATCCGAATTGATTTTTCCAATCTTGAGGAATTCGTTCGTCGCGTTCGCTTGACTCCATACGAACTCTACAAGAAGATTGAGAATCGTGCAGCAGCAGAAGCAATGGGCTGGAATGTAGACGCAGCTATTGACGCTATCCGTTTCCATCGTGCATTCAGCAACAACCGCAAGACCCGTGAAGACTTCTTCCGCACGATCAGCGAGGCAGGATTCAACTGGTCATTGTCGGTAAACCAAAAGATCGACCTCTACGAAGTTTACTGGAGGGAGTTCGACGGCAAGATCAGTAAGGCGATTATCCTTCAAGACTATCAACCAATCTCGGACTACATCAACTCCAACATCAAAGGATCGGGAAAGATCAGCGAAGATGATGTCAGAAGCCAACATGGGTTTATGATGCTGAAGATTGGACTCTTCAACTCATGGGATGAGATTTTGTATATGCTGACTGACTCAGTTGGCAGCGGACTTTTCCAAGATATCAAGAGCCAAGCAGAATCGGCATTCGTCGCCTGCCGCCAGTATGACTTTACAATGAACTCGTTGGTTGATGCCGTGCGCCTCAACTCCATGTTGATGATCGAAGGTCAAGGGCCAGACGCAACTAAGATGTTGAAACAGATGGAATGGTTGCCAATCAGCGTAATGCCAGATGGCGCAAAGTTTATCCAAAACCGCTTCCAGCTTCCAGTTGGAGAAAGCATGAGTTTTATGCAGTTCTTCATGGGAGATATGTATCGCGGCATGGGTCAGTATCGCATCAATGCTCCAACTGCTGGTGGAAAACAAAGGACAAAAGGCGAAGCAGAACTGGATGCCGCTGAGTCTGCAAAACTATCTGGAACTCAGATTCGTCGATTCAACGAGTGCCAAACTCTTTACTTCAAACAACTCTACAAACGCTTTGTAAATGCCAAGTCCAGCGATGATGGATATGAGTTTGTTAAGAAGTTCTATGAAGTATTGGAAGAACTTGGAACTCCGAAAGAAGCCGCAGCTTGGAAAAACATCACAAGCATCCGTTCAAATCTAATCAACGGAGCAGGTAGCCCGTCATTCAAGCTTATCACAGCAGAGAAGTTGCTTGGTATCACAGCAATTACTCCAGCAAACGAAGGGCAAGAGAATGCAGTTAAAGACGCAATCGCGGCACTTTCTGGACGAGACAACGTAGCTCGTTACCGGAATACTAAGCCAAGCAAGATTGATGATACTGCTCGTATCATTGGATTTGAGAACGCTGGTATGACTGATGCGTTCGTCAACCCTGCAAACTTCCCTGTGCTGCCAACTGATCCGCACATCGAACACGCTCAAGGTCACTTCCAAGACTTGGCTATGCAGTTGCAGATGAATATGCAGTCCGTGCAGCAAGGTCAACCAAACATGGATGATCTATCGTTGGCAATGCGCTCGATTAAATTTAAAGGTGGTCACATCATGGCGCACGTTGAGTATATCAGCAAAGACCAATCCAAGCAGGACTTCTTGAAGCAATTCATGCAGGGAATGAACGAAGCTCAGAAGATGGCCGACGAACTTCAGCAGGTTTACGTCCAAATGGCAGAAGCCGAAGCTCAGAAACAAGGTCAACCAAACTCCGAGGAAGATATTAAACTTCAATACCTCGCTGCTAAATCTGGTATCGAAATCGACACCAAGAAGAAACTTGCCGACATCTCAATTGGCAAGGCTTCTATCAGTCACGCTCAACGCACCGAGCAACGCAAAGAACAAGGCATCACTCAACTCGCACTTCAGAAAGCTAAAGCTCGCGCCGAGATTCAGAAAGAGAAATCCAAGCAAGCAGCAATGCAAGGTGAAGCTCCAGAGATGGAAGAGCCAGAGGAAATGGAAACCGAAGAGGTTGAGACTCCAGAAGTAACTGAAGAAGTTGAGATGGAAGAAATGCAGACACCAACACAAACATGACAACAGAAAAAGTAAAATCCCTATGTGCGGCAATAACATCACACGAAGACTGGAACAAACTACAGGCGTATTTACTACTTAACGTAAATCCCCCAGAAGGAGTAACCACGCTTATCCATGCAATCAAAACTATTGAAGCTATTGGAACTGAAGAGCAGGGAGCATTCAAAAAAACAAAAACTTCTGCAAAGCATAAAGAGCCTGCGGATAGCACGATTGATCCAGACCTCGACGAAATCTAATTTATGGCAGACACAAACGACACAGCAGACGTAATCGCGGAACTGAAATCTAAGCCTCAAGTTCCGATTAAAGGTAACACATCTGACTTCCTCAAGAAGTTCAGCAAACAGCAATCCGACGAGGGCAAGCCAAGTGCTACCAATGTTGGTGATCCTAACCTTGGCATACCTAAATACAATGAAGAAGAACCACCAGAAGAACCCACCGGAGTTACCGAAGCTGAAATCACATCTGACCGAACAGGAAAAAAGAAAGGTTTTGTTGAGCGACAAATCGAAGAAAACCGCAAGCTCAAAGAAGAACTTGAGAAATACAAGAAAGATGAAATCCCAAGGTTTGAAACCAAAATCCAAGAACTTGAGCGATTGGTCTCCGAGTCAAAATCAACGGCAGAAACCAACCACTACCAAGATCAACTCAACAAAGCCAACCAAGAGAAGTTGGAAGTTGAGCAACAACTATCAGAACAAATCAAAGAGTTGCGTAGTAAACTCGATTTCCACGACATCACAAGCAACCCAGATTTCAAAAAAACTTACCTCGATCCTATCAAAAGCACATATGATACTGCGAGGCAGTTGCTATCGAATGATCCAACGCTTCTTTCAACTTTCTCCCGTGCTGTTAATGCAAATGCCTCCATCTTCAATTCGGCCTCCGAAGAAGATCGCAGGGCAGCAGAAGCCGACCGCGACCAAGCGTTCGAAGAAATCACAAACTCGCTCTCGCAATTCAAGCAATATCAATTCGCGGAGCAAGTCAACAGCTTCATCAAAGCAACTCAAGGACATCACGCAGCTCTTGTCAACTTTGAAGAAACCAAGCAGAATATCCTTCAAACCGCTAAACAAAAAGAACAGGAAGGCAGGAACAAGTATCTGAACCAGTGGCGTGAAGGCTACAAGAATACTCAGCAGGAGATTGATCGGGCGACTGAAATCCCAGATACGATTGCTGACTACATGAAGGAGAAGGGAATCAAATTTGACATCTCCCGCGACGAAGCTATTGCTCTGGCAGCTACCCAGCAGACCAACGAGCAAGCATCAGTTGAAGATATGAACCGACTGATCCACCAAGGCCGCGCCTATCAGAAGATTCAAGCACAACTGAAAGCATACCAAGAGATGGTAAAAGAAAAAGACGATTACATCGCACAACTAAAAGGTTCGTCGCGCATCTCGTCATCATCAAGTGCATCGGATTCCCAGAAACCAAGAATGAGCATCACGGAAGGACTGGCTGCTAAACTTGCGAAGTTCTCGCCGCAAGGTCGAACAGCATAAGCCTTACATTCTAAAGTCTGGCATAGATGGGGGAGGTAGTTTGTTGCTGTTCTACCTCCCCCAAACTTTTTTTAAAAATATCGCTTGACATAGTAAATAGATGATTGCAATGTCCGATCAAAGAGAAATCCGAAATTATCGTTTACGATAAAATTAGGGATTCAGTCGCACTCTGACTGGCGAGTTTTCGACCTCGCATGAAAAACGATTTCTGGACAGAAGAAACTCTGGGTTGAGTCCAGCAGAGGAAACCAAGCACTCGCTTGCTATTCCTCGATGGTATAGTTAGCAGTGCAAAACTAAACCAAAACCAAAATCAAACTCAAACAAAATAAATATTATGGCATCAGATCAGCTATATTTCAACAGTTGTGCCGAGATTGACAGTTTCTTCCGCGAGGGCCGCGAATATTTCAACGACCTCTATGTAAAGAAGCTCGTCACCAACTCTGCATATTTCACCCGTTTCGAGGAGCAAGCATGGCCTCTTAACCACACAACCGAACAGAAAGCATTCCGCTTTGGCCGTGGATTCCACGATCCTTGCGCTCCTTTCCGCACGATCACCGACACCTACTGCGAGACTGATTCTTGCGATAGCAAACCCGAAGTCATTCAGCGTCCCGGCACTGAGAGCTACACTTTCGAGCTTCTCCGTAAAGAGATGACCACTGACTGGATTTGCGTTGAGAGTCTTCTCTATCGCCTCTTCCCCGCTGAAGAGATTCTCCAGTTTGAGGAGTCGAATGCCCGTATCACCAAGAACGTCCACGAAGAGTTCCTTCGTTCCAACTACATCGGTGGTTCTGGACACAAATGGATGGGTGTTACCACGGATGACGGAACCTACTGCGGACTGGTCGATGACCAATCATGGTTCGTTCCAGAGCATACGCTCAACAACGAAGCTGGCTACGACCTCTGCGCTCTTCGCGTTAAGATGGCTCCAGCTGACCTCAACAAGATCGCTTATCTCTCGCTTGATATGCTCGACGATGCACTCGTTGACCTCCAAGACGAAGATGACGCTTTCCGTCTTGATCTCCAAGACGCAACTGGTCAGCCTTTGCTCGACATCGTTATCCCTGATCCTCAAGTTGGCCGTGCGCTTTACTTCCAAGCGAAGCGTAACAATGGTTACTGGGATGCTAACACGGACTTCGATGAACGCCTTACCCGTCTGAAGCTCGGCATCAATCGTATCATCGGCGACTACGCCTTCGGTTACGACATCAACGCCGCTCGCTTCAACGCTGACACTGCCTTCAACGCATCGCTTGGAGCTTTCAACGAAGCTGACCCTGCGACATGGGCGCGTCTCGTCCGCGTTCCTCGTTACATCAAAACTGTTCTTGAAAACGGATGCGCTTACATTCCTAACCGCGCTTACCGCAATGCCGACTTCGGTATCTCGGTTGCTATGGTGAACAAAGCAATGTGCAAATGGACAATGCCATCCTCGACTGGATACGGCCAAGCCCAACAGATGACCCAGAACTACGCTGGTGATTGGGAGTGGAAGAATCCAGATTGGGAGTGCAACCGCTGGCGCAAAACGGGCTTCTATCAAGCCCAGTTCCGCCTCGCTGCACAGGTCAAAGACCCAACCATCATGCACTCGTTCCTGCATCGCCTGCCTAAAAGCAAGAATCTCTATGGTTCCTGCTGCCCAGTTCAGAGCTACATCGTTCCTGAGAACAATCAGGACTGCTATAGCTGCGCTGGTGTGGGTGACATCGTTGTGCCTTCCTAAGTTAAATAGGGGAGGGGCGAAAGCCTCTCCCCACAACCTTAAATAAAATACAAAATATGTCTAATTCACGACCACTCGCTTATGATCGCGTCAACTTGTTTGGCCCGATTGCCGTTAACCTCCTCGCTTCTGGAGACGCTGACCTCCTCGTTCTTAACGACGAAGACACTAAGTTCTTTCCAACAAGCATCGTTCTGGAAACTGCCTACGCTCGCGGAACCACTGCCACCGACCCAATTGTAGTCGTTGACAACGGAACCTCTGGCGAAAACCTCACCTCCTCGCTGACCATCACGGACGCTCTTGATAACCAAGGCCGCTACAATCCTCTTGCGTTTGTTGCTAATCCTTACACTATCACTGGTTCCCGTAAACTCCGCTTGGTAAAATCCACTGTTGGACTCGGACAAGCTACGGCTACCCGCGCTCGCACCGCTGGCGTTGCTACAATCGTTACTGGTGCTGCCCATGGTTTTACCACGGGTGATGTCATCACGATTGCCAGCATGACCGACACTACGTTCAATGATTTGCAGGCTGAAGTTACTGTCGTTAACTCGACCACCTTCACCTATGCAAACGCTGGCGTGGATGTTGCCTCTGGTGCTGATACCGCTGGACGTGTAGGTGCGCTCTATGTGAACGCCTACGTTGTTGGTATCTACTACTAAACCTCAACCTTGGGTGGGGAAGTAAATACTTCCTCACCCTTACCCTTTTTTAAATTATGGCTTGTTTTACCGATCTCGACTACCGCAATAAATCCTACCCATTTCTTCAAACAATTCAAGCGGCAGCGGCTCAGTCCGCTATTGACATTAGCATTGTGTCTTATGGATGCTACGATGCTATGAGCGATTCCGCTAAGTTGTATCAATTTTACGCCGCTTTTAAAGATTTAAAAGCATCCACTCCAATTACCGAAAACTGCTTTGTGCAAAAAACTGAAGATCAGCAATATTATCTCACTAACGAGGCTTTTGCTAATGCCATTGCACCAGTTATAGCTGATTAATTATCGTAACCGATAAAATCTTATGCCAACTGATTCACAGTTCTTGGATGGAACAAGCGATATTCAACGCCTTGCTATTTTGCGAGCAGCAGAAGCGCAAGGAACATATATTAGTCCACTAACTGACGTTTGTTTCAAGGATGCAACTGAAGATGTTCAAAGGCTTGAAATCCTTCGTGCAATCGAAGGAATATCTGGTGGCGGCGGTGGAGCTACAGGTGCTACTGGGCCGCAAGGAGATACAGGTTCTACAGGGGCCACAGGTATTACTGGGTCACAAGGCAGCACAGGCGCGACAGGGCCAGCGGCAGATACTTCTGCATTTGTTCAGAAATCTGGCGACACAATGACTGGGAAGCTAACACTTCCAGCATCAACAACTGCATCGGCTCCAATAAATATCCCGCATGGGAATGATCCTACATCTCCTTCTAATGGTGATTTGTGGTTGAATGGGACACTTCGATATAGAGATCAAGCTGGCACAACGCGAGTTGTCGCAGACACAAATAGACCCAATAGTTTTACCCAAAGACAAACCATATCTGCTGATGGATTTACTACTTTGCCTGCGTTGCGAATAACTCAAGAAGGAACTGGAGAAGCATTTCGAGTAGAAGATGGCCCTACTCCAGACGCAACTTCTTTTGTTATATCAAATTCAGGAAGGGTCGGAGTTGGCGTAACTCCAGACGCAACAGTTGCATTGTCTGTTGATACAACTGGAATTAAATTTGGTGATGGCACGATTCAAACTACTGCTGCTGTTGCTGGCGCAACTGGGGCAACTGGTGCTACAGGCTTGCAAGGAGCAACAGGATTGACTGGTGCTGGTGGAGCTTCTGGATTTTGGGGTTCGTTTTGGTCAAACCAAGACCAAAGTGCCGCTAACACAACTACTGCTTATCCCATTACTTTAAACAATACAGACCCAGATTCAATTGGGGTTAGCGTTGTTTCAAATAGCAGAATAACTTTTGCAAATGCTGGTGTATACAACATTCAATTTTCAGCACAAGCAGACAGAGTTTCTGGTTCTGGTTCGGACAGCATTGATATTTGGTTCAGAAAAAACGGAACAGATATTCCAGAAAGCAATGGTGTTATAACAGTTGCTGGTGGTGCAGCGGCGGCAAAAACAATTGCGTCTTGGAATTATATGCTGAAATTATCAGCAGCAGACTATGTAGAATTGGTATGGAGAACATCAGATACTAATTTACAATTCATTCACGAAGCTTCCGCAACAAGCCCAACAAGACCAGCAATTCCAAGTGTGATTGTTACTGCTCAACAAGTAATGAACACTCAGCTTGGTGCAACTGGAGCGACTGGGCCAACAGCAACTCCAACTGATGTTCAAATTTTTACATCAAGCGCAACTTGGACAAAACCAACTGGCGCAAAATCCGTAAGCATCCAGCTTTTGGCTGGCGGTGGTGGTGGTGGTGCGGGTAATAAAAATGTATCTGGACTAAATCGTGCTGGTGGTGGCGGTGGCGGCGGTGGGGGATATTTAAATGTAACTGTTCCTGCGTCAGTATTGCCCGGAGCAACTGGAATAAATATAACGATTGGTGCTGGTGGTGCTGGTGGAGTTGCCTCAACAGTAGATGGAGCAACTGGGCCAAATGGAACTACTGGCGGTTCAACAATTTTTGGAACTGGAGTCTCAGGCTCAATAACTTATATTGCCACGGGAGGTTTGGGGGGTAGCGGGGGAACACCATCGAGCGGTGGTGCTGGCAATGGATCGTTAAATGCAAACAATGGAAGTCAGGGAAATGTTGGTAGTGGTGGGGAAGGACAGCCTACTGTGGCAAACGGAGCGCACTCGATGGGTGGTGCGGGTGGTGGTGGAGGTGGGGGAATTAGCAATACAAATGTTGAGGGAAACGCAAGTAACGGCGGCAGAAGCAACCTTTTGAATTTAGCTGGTGGGCCTTTAGGTGGTGCAGGCGCAAATAATACGAATGCCGTCAATGGGTTAATCGCTGTTGGATCGGGCGGGGGTGGAGGAGGAGGTTCTCGCACTATTCAAAACAATGGAGGCGCCGGGGGCTTCCCATCATCTGGTGGTGGCGGAGGGGCGGCATCAGAAGCTACAAACAGTGGAGCAGGGGGAACTGGTGGAGCGGGAATGGCAATCATAACAACTTATTTTTAATATGATCAAACGATACGTTATTCTAAACGCAGATGGAGGATGGTTGGAAAATACTATCCTTTGGGACGGCAACACAGAAACATGGCAACCACCGCAAGGAACTATTGTTAAATTGGAAAGCGAAGTTGATTTTTCAACACTTCCACTACATCCAGATATTTTAAATGATCCAGTCGAAATTATCATTGACATTGAGGAAGCTGGATCGTATTAACACTTTCATTGTTGAAAAACTCAACAAGAAAAACAAAAACACAAAAACTAAACTAAACAACATAAAGTAATTATGCCAAACAACGACATCAACCTCACACGCCACAGCAATCGTCACCGTCTTCTCGGTGATCCAGCAGGAGCAGGCGCACCAGCAACAGCCCTTACCGCTGAGTTGGCGCACAACGAAAACGACCAAATCCTCTACATCGGAACTGGCAATGACGGAGCAGGTAATGCTACCGCCATCGTTCCAATCGCTGGTGAAGGTCACTTCTCGACCCGCACTTATGCCGAGTCCCTTACTGGTGGAGTTCAGTCTGCTCTCGACGCAGAGGTTACTGCACGTCAAACTGCCGTTAGCGATCTCTCAAGCCGAGTTGACGCTATCGTGTCCAACACGGATGCCGCTGCCCTTGACTCTCTCTCGGAAATCGTCAGTGCTTTTCAGAACGCTGACTCCGACATCAACGGAGCCATCTCTGCTCTCGGCACATCGGCTACATCGGCCATTGGTGCAGAGCGCACACGTGCTGAAGCCGCTGAAGCAGCCCTCGCTTCGGATATTTCCGACGAAGAGGCCGCACGTATTGCCGCTGACAACATCTTGACTGGCGATGTCAGCAACCTCGTTAGCCGCGCCAACACCAACGACACTCGTAGCACTGCTATTGAGACTGCCGCTGGTATCGTCGAAGGACGTGTTAGTGAAGCTGAGACAGACATTATCGCAATTGAAATCGCTGCTACTGCCATGAATGGTAGTGTTAATCAACTTGAGAGCGACCTTTGGAGTGAAGTTAGCCGCGCTCAAGATGCGGAGGCTGAACTTGCGAGCGACCTTGCTGACGAAATCAGCCGTGCGCAAGCCGCTGAAACCCAACTGAGCAATGATCTTGCTTCTGAGGTTTCCACTCTTGAAGCTTCTATCAGTTCCGAGCAATCCCGCGCTGAGTCCGCTGAGTCCGCTCTTGCTGATGACATCGCCAGCGAAACCTCGGCTCGTGAAGCTGCCATTTCTGCGGAAGTTACCGCACGTCAAGCTGCTGTTTCTGCCGAAGCAACTGCTCGCGCTGCTGCTATCTCTGCTGAGACAACTGCACGTGAATCCGCTATCTCGGCTGTTAACACTCGCGTTGACAATGTTCTTAGCAACATTGATCCAGCCGCTCTTGATAGCTTGACCGAAGTTGTTGCCGCCTTTCAGTCGGCTGATAGCTCCATCACGGACGCAATCACCAACCTGACTGCTGGTTCTGCCGCTGCTGTTCTTGCTGAAGAGACCCGCGCTCTTGCTGCTGAGGCCGCACTGCAAACTGCTATCAATAATGAAGTTTCTGCTCGCCAGACTGCGGTCAGCGACCTCGCTTCGGAGATTGCTAGTGATATTGCTGACGAAGTTTCCGCACGTGAAGCTGCCATCTCTGCGCTCCAGACTGCGCTCGACAACGAAGTAGACCGCGCCGAAGCAGCAGAATCCCAATTGGCAAGTGATCTTGCTGATGAGGTTTCCAACCGCACAAGCGACGTTCAGAGCGTCCGCGACGTTACCGACAACCATGAGACCCGCCTTTCGTCGGCTGAAGGCACGATTGCTGGCCTTGGCACAATGTCAACCCAGAACTCCAGCAATGTAAGCATCACTGGTGGCTCTATCAGCGGCGTTAGCCTCCAAGCCTCCAGCATGGAAATCAGCGGCGCAGGTTCGACTGCCCTCTACGTTGGTGCTGCTGGTTCGGTTGGTATCGGCACTGAAGCCCCATCCACTGCGCTCGACGTTGTTGGATCGGTCACTGTTTCGCAAAACATCATCGGTTCTGGAACAAGCGTCCTTCGTGGATTTATCCTCGCAGGCGGCACGTTCTAATCTGAACTAAAATAAATAACACCCTGCCGTTACAATGCGTAGCGGCAGGGTTATTTTGGCAATTTATTTTTTTTAATATTATGGCACTTACAGACAACCTACAGGCTTTTTATAAACTCTCCGACCTCTCCGATTCATCGGGATTCAACCGCACTCTCACCAACAACGGCAATGTTTCTTTTGCTTCTGGCAAAATT